CGTGTGGGCTTTCATTCACAGAATTTTTTCAGGGGTATGATTTATAAAAACGGAATCAAAGGGAGAAAAAGCCAAATGAAAACAATAAAGTTAAACTCAATCCGGCTAAACCCCGATAACCCAAGATTGATTAGAGATGGTAAATTCAAAAAGCTGGTGGAATCCATCAAGCGCGACCCGGAATTTCTGGAAAAGCGGGGCATCGTTCATGCCGACGGCGTGATCCTGGGCGGCAACCAGCGGTATCTTGCCATCAAAGAGGCGCTCAAGGATGACGCTTTCCGGGGCGGTCTGCCGAAAGGTGAAATCCCGGCGTCTTGGGTTCAGGACGCATCGGACTGGCCAGAGGAAAAGCGGCGGCGGTTTATCATTCTGGACAATTCTTCTTTCGGTGAAATGGATTTTGACATCCTTGCAAACCTATTTTCCGATTTACCACTGGTGGACTTGGGGGTTGACCTGCCGGAGGACTGGTTGAAGGAAGGCGAGGAGGAAAATAACATGACGAAAATTATAAATTGTAAAAAGATTGAAGATGTTTCAATTCATCATCCCACAATCAATAAAGTTCGCTCATGTAGGTTTATTTCCGTAAGAAGATTTAAAAACAACAAAGACCAAGCAATAGATATTTTTAAATCAATAAAAAAAGAAAGGGATTTTGATGTTGAAAATTTTATAGCAAGTGAAGTTTCGGAATTATTAACATCGTTTGGAATATTCAAGGATATGATTGTAACGCCGGCTCCGCGAGGGCATTCTCTTAAAAATGATTACTATTTATCTGGGGTTGTGGCTGATAAAATTGCCGATAAGTTAGGAATTATCTCATGTCAATTATTTAAAGATAACATCAAAAAGACAAATAATATCCACAAGTATGAAGAAAAAAACGCCTGTTTGCTGGGTGATATTAAATCGAAAAACATAATTATTTTTGATGATATTGCGACAACCGGAACGACAATGGAAAATTGCTGCAAAGCATTATGTAAACATAATTTTATAATTCCAATCGTCTATATTTACGAAACATTAAAAACTGGAGAATAGCATGGCTCGCGGAGGATTTAGGCCCGGTGCCGGGCGTAAAAAAGGCTCTGGAAAAAAAGCGGAGGTCAAAAGCCTTCCATTGCTGGCAAAGGCCGAGGAAATTGCGGCTTTTTACGCCGGATTGATGGAAAAGGCGCGATCCGGACAGAAGATAACGCCGGATGACCGGAAACAACTGAACGCGCTATTGCAGGACATGACGCTGATCCACGGCGGCGTGGAAGTCGCGCCCACTGAACAGTCCGACGAAACAAAGGACGCGAAAGAATACCTGGAAAAACTGCTGGTGTCCAACATCGACAAGAAAACGAAAATCCAAGTTGCGAACATCCTATTGCCGTTTCAGCATCCCCGGCTCGGAGAGGGCAAGGGCAAGAAAGAGGACAAGGAAGACAGGGCTAAAAGGGCAGCGGCGGGCAAGTTTGCCGCCGGGAAACCGCCGATAGCTTTGGTGAAGTGAAAGGAGAACAATGCAAAAACAGGTATCGAAATGTGAATTATGCGGGCATGATTGTTACGGCTATCCTGACGGCCCTCTAAAAGCGAAGCCAAAAAACGGGATGGTAAGAAGAATAATTTGCGATAAATGCGCCGTAGAAACGCTGAGATGGTTTGACGAAGAAGGGAATCCCACTAAAATAGCAAAAGATTTGCAAAGGGCAGGATGGATTAAGTTATGAACTGGTCAACCGCCTGCCCCGATTGGCAAAAACGGATTATGGCGCGGGAAAGCCTGATACCCTTACCGCCGTTATTTTCTCAAGAGGCAGCGGCGGGGCTTGCCGTCTTCAAGGAATTGCGGCTTGTTGACGTTCTGAACCGGCCCACGCTTGGGGAGGCCGGGAGGCCGTGGATCTTCGACTTTGTGTCAACCGTCTTTGGGGCTTATGATTCAGAATCCGGGCGGCGGCTCATCTCTGAATTTTTCCTGTTCGTTGCAAAGAAGAACAGCAAGTCAACCCTTGCAGCCGCCTTGATGTTGACCTGTTTGATTCGCAACTGGCGCGACTCCGCCGAATTTCTGATCCTTGCCCCGACCGTGGAAATCGCGCAAAACTCATTTTACCCGGCCCGCGACATGGTGAACGCCGACGAAGAGCTTTCCGACCTGATGCACGTCCAGGATCATTTACGGCAAATCACGCACAGAGGCACCCGGGCCATGCTCAAAGTCGTCGCTGCGGATAACGAAACCGTCGGGGGCAAGAAGGCCACGGGGATATTGATTGACGAAGCGTGGTTATTCGGCAAGCGCCCGAATGCGGAGAACATGCTGCGTGAGGCGTGCGGCGGCCTTGCTTCACGTCCAGAGGGTTTTGTCATCTACCTGTCAACGCAATCCGATGAGGCACCGGCGGGCGTATTCAAACAGAAATTGGATTATGCTCGGGGCGTGCGTGACGGACGCATTGACGACAACCGCTTTCTTCCCGTCATATACGAATTTCCCGATTCAGCGCTGAAAGAGAAACAACACCTTGACCCGAAATACTTTTATGTCACCAATCCGAATCTTGGCGCGTCGGTTGACGAAGAGTTTTTAAAGCGCGAATTCAAAAAGGCCGAGGAACAGGGTGAAGAGTCCATGCGCGGTTTCCTCGCCAAACATCTCAATGTTGAAATGGGAATGAACCTGAAAACGCACAGGTGGGCCGGGGCGGACTTTTGGGAAGAGGCGGCGGGGAAAGTCACCCTTGATCTGATCCTTGAACGCTCCGAGGTGGTTGTGATTGGAATAGACGGCGGCGGGCTTGATGACCTTTTGGGGCTTGCCGTTATCGGCAGGGACGCGGAAACCGGGGGCTGGTATCTATTCACGCGGGCGTGGTGCAATCCTATTGCGTTGGAACGTAGGAAATCGGAGGCGGCCCGGTATAGGGACTTCCAGAAAGACGGCGACTTGATTATCGTGGAAGAGATCGGCCAGGACGTTCAGCAAGTCGGGGATATTGTCATGCAGTGCGAGAACGCGGGGCTGCTTGACCGGATCGGCGTTGATCCCGTCGGCATCGGTGACATCGTTGATGAAGTTCAGGCGCGGGGCATTGAGCATGACCGCGTTGTCGGCATTCCGCAGGGGTGGCGGCTTTCCGGGGCCATTAAGACCCTCGAGCGCCGTGTTGCTGAAAAGACAGTCACCCACGGGGGGCAGCCACTTATGACATGGTGTGTCGGTAACGCCCGTGTAGAACCGAAGGGGAACGCAATATTAATTACCAAACAGGCAAGCGGCACAGGGAAGATAGACCCGTTGATGGCGACGTTTAACGCGGTGGCGCTGATGGCGTTAAACCCGTCCCCTCGAAGGGCTAAATCCGCCTACGACGGCCTTACAGCAGAGGAAATGAAAGCGAGGATGATCCTGTAATGACAACCTGGGCAAAAAAAGATTATTACCGGCCCGATGAAGTGGCTATTTACTTCTCGATTAACAGGCGGACGGTTTACCGCTGGATTGAAACAGGCAAGATCGAGGCCGTAAAAGTTGGCAAAATGCTAAGAGTCCCAAGAGAAGCATTAGAGAATATAATAATCAAAGAAACAGACCAGTAAAACCCCTTTTTTCTCTCAAAAAAAATAAACAAAAGTAAAAAACTGTGACATTAGTGTACTTTAGTGTACTTTAGTACCTTGCGCTCCCCGAAATTCTTTGTCAAACTTATCATAGATATGAAAATTGCAGTGTAATTGAAAGGTGCAAATAAAATTATGTGGGGCTAACAACCGGCATTGACTAAATTGATCTCAACTATCAAGTCCTGGGTAACAAGGGCGCAACACGTCTTTGATGTGCGGGATATTTTTGTTTTTGGCGGCCTTGCCCTTCTGGGATATGGCCTTTTTTTGTTGCGTCCGTGGCTGGGGTATAGTGTGGCGGGACTGCTGCTTATGATTATCGGCTATTTGATGGAGGATAAGGCATAAATGGGCATTATATCAAGGCTAAAGCGTCCCCAAGCAATGAATAGTCACCAGCTGCAAAAGCTGATAATCGACACATACGGCGGTGGAATGACCTCAAGCGGCATATCCGTAAGCAGTGATACCGCGCTGCGCCTTGCAACTGTTCAAAAGTGTGTGCGTGTCAGGGCTGCAACGATGGCGTCCTTGCCCTGTCACATTATGACAAAGCAAGGAGAGATGAAGGAAAAAGCTGAAGATTTTTACCTGTATGACAAGCTCCTTAACCAGCCTAATTCATGGATGACCTCTGCATTATTCTGGTCGATGGTTGAAGCATATGTCTGCCTACGTGGAAACTTTCTTGCTTATAAATCAGGCTTACCGGGCAGACCAATAAAAGAACTCATTCCTATTAACTGGGATAAAATAGAAAAAGTTGAACAAAACGAAGATTATTCAGTAACTTACACCATACGCTTAAAAAATGGAGAATTAAAAACCTTGTCGCAAGATCAGGTTATGCATATACGTGGGCTACTTACCCTTGACGGTTATACAGGGGTTAATCCTATCCAGTATTCCAGAGAAACCATCGGCCTCGG